CATAGCCTAATGAAATTAACGGCCCTTTCCCTGCAGGGAGTCGCAGAGGGACGAAGTCCCTCTCGAAGTTAAAAACCACCCCCTCTCCACCGGAGAGGGGGCAGGGGGAGAGGCAAAAGGAGTAATTAAATGGCATTCGCAGACCCCGCAACCCGCAACATACTCGCTCACCCCATGACCCCCTCCGCGCCCACCGTCACACTGGCGGAGGCCTGTAAGGAAGGCGATATCCTCGGCTATTCCAGCGGTTGGAAACGCGCCCTCGCCACCGTCGGCACCGCCATCCAGGGACGGCTTGTTGCCCTCAAAGCCGGCGCGTCCGGAGATATCATCCCTGTTTCCGCCCATGCAGTAGTGCGCGGCTATACCGGCGGCACGGCAGGCAATCCTGTCTATGTCGCCGAAGGCACGTCTTACGGCTGCATCACCGAAACCGCCCCCAGCACGTCCGGCGATTGCAATATCATCATCGGCTATATGCTCAATGCCACCGATGCCCTGATAAATTTACTCATGCGCGCCGACGCAACGGCTTAATAGGGAGTGATACACCCTGTTAAGGTACACCTCCTTTTTGATTTTGGGAGCGGCCGGGCTTGTCCTCCGGCCGCCCCACTCTTCCCTTGCGTCCCCTCGTCATTGCGCGGACCCTTTTTACGTTCGTCATTGCTCGCCCCTTTTCTCATCGTCATTGCGAGGCCGCCACTTTTCCGTTCGTCATTGCGAGCGAAGCGTGGCAATCCATCCCGCCCCAGCAATCCCGCACCCCAAAAATGTCATTGCGAGGAGCGCAGCGACGAAGCAATCTCAAGGCACAGAGGCACTAATTAAATGACCACACTCACACCCATGATAATCTCCCGTCCCAAAGAGGGATGCGCAGAAATTGCCCTCCCGGTGCTGGCTATTCTACCCACGAGTCATGACTCATCCCCCCGTACCAAAGTGGGAAGCGCTGAAGGGGCGCAGCCCCTTCAAGCCACAAAATTACCCCCTCTCCTGGGAGAGGGGGCTGGGGGTGTGGGATAAATGGCCACCTATTTAGCCGACCTTGTCGCTCAACTGCGCACCGACCTCGGTGATCCTTCCGGCGCTACCCCGCGCTGGTCGGATGCCGACCTTCAACGCGCCATTGACCGTTCATTGTCTATGTTTTCACGCCATCATCCCTACCAGCAAAAATCAACCATAGCCACTACGCTCAATGACTATGCCATCAGTATCGCTTCGCTTACCAACCGCCTCTCCGTTGACAAATTGGAGTTCCCGGTCGGCGATCTGCCGCCCACTTTCGTTCCATTCAACATTGTCCAGAATACTCTCTACATGCTCACGACCGGCGATGCAACAAATTGCTATATCTACTGGTCGGGCATCCATATTTTGTCGGATGCTGTCCGCACTTTTGATTCACGTTATAGCGATATCATCGAACTCGGTGCCCTCGCCTATGCCCTTGAGCAGTACGCCGATGCTACCCTCGCCGGTAAAATCAGCATCGCCCTGGAGGCCGCCAATGCCGCTATCGTCAAAGTTACCGGCAAGGTCACGCTTACGGAAACCGCCCTTACCAGTGCCGCCGCTGTCGCCACCGATATCGCAACTCAACTTACCAACGCAGGAACGCAGCTCACCGCTGCCATCGCCGCCCTGGCCGCCGCCATCTCCACTGCTGGGGGCAGCATCGACGCCGCTATCGCTTCCAAGCTTACTGATGTTTCCACCCGTATCACAGCGGCATCCACTTCCCTTACTGCGGCTACCACTGCTGCCACCGCAGCCACCACCCGGATTGTCGCCGCTGTTGCCGACCTGGCCTCCGGTGATGACTATATCCCCACCGCTAATACGGGCCTCGATCCCGCGGGCAAATGGGCCGCATTTGCAGGAAAGGATATTGATGCCGCCACCGCCTATAACCAGGAGGCCGCTAACTTCATGCAGCAGGCAGCGCAAAATATTGCTGAGGCACATACCGAACTGGCTCATATCAAGACACTGGACGATAAGCGAAACGCTTATATCGCCACGGGGGCGCAGTATATCGCCGTTGCCGATAGCTATATCAAAATAGCCTCCGAACTCAACAACAAGCGCACCAATTATATTCAGATAGCCGGCCGCCATATCGAAACTGCCGGCTCACACCTGCAGGAAGGCCGCCATCATCAGCAGAACGCCCAGGGCTACAGGGAGGAAGCGCAGGCCATCTCCTTACAGGCTAAGTCCAAATTGAATAACTTTCTCAGGGAAGTTACCGCCGGTTCAATCCAGAAGCAGTTAAAAACCACCAGCCTTATTTTGGAGGAATAAATATGTCAGTAAATGATTTGTCATTGCGTGGCTCAGTCGAAACTGCGCGCCGCAAGCGTGGCAGGCCGCGCCGCGTTAATCCATCCCCAATAAACATCATTGCTCCCAAAGATGAATCTGAACCCGTCCGTACCCCTAATATTGTCATTGCGGGGAGCCCTTTCCCCCTTCGTCATTGCGAGGCCGCCGCAGCGGCCGCGGCAATCTGTCCCGTCCCCAAAAATGTCATTGCGAGGAGCGAAGCGACGAAGCAAACTCATGGCATCACCGCGCCATCCGAAAAGACCACAACCCCCCTCAAGGACGGCCTCCCCATGCACGCCTTTGCCATCTTCGCCGATGTCGATGATACCTCCACCTGGCAGCTCCCGCACCATACCCAAACCCTCGGTTCACCGGCCAAAGATGAGCAGACCGTGGACTGGACGCTGGCCGATAGGGCTGTCCTCTTGATATCCCGCTACGGCGTCGATGGCCAACGCGTTATCGCCGAACCTGAACTCATCATCGCCGCCGCCAAACACCTTGCCGGACACTACCGTGCGAACGGTCGCCCCATACCCACCGCTTTATGCGTTTTCGATATATCGCCCACCATCGTCATTGCGAGCGAAGCGAAGCAATCTGACTGAAAATTAAGGAGAAATGAAACAAAATGGAAACTACCCCCTTAGACGGTTACAAAAAAATCATCGTAACCCTTCTCACCCTGGCTGCCGCGGCAGCCGGCCTCTTTATCACCGATCCCGCCAAAGCCACCACCATCGGCCAGTTCCTCGTTGATGTCCTCGGCCCTGTGCTTATCACCATCGTCGGCATCATTTACACCGTCGTCCAGGGCAACATCGACAAGGAAAAGGTCAAAGTCGTCGGCATCGCCGCGAAGGCCGCATCCCCAAAAGCTGAGGGCGCCGCGTCAACGCAAGCCGCCGCGCCGCTCGTTCCGGCTTCCCTATCCACCGTCCCCGCTCCCAGCGCCTACGTCCCCCTTGATCTCGATGCGGTTATCGGCGCCGCCGAGGAGCGGGCCCGCAAGGACGGCGTGGAAGTCACCCCTCTCAGCCGGGCTTATTATTTCTATCCCTATATGACCTCGTTTGACCTGCGCGAAGTCCCCCGCGCCGAGCGCTTAACCGAAGCGAAACGCCTGGTCGATAAATCTGTCGAACTCTTCATCGAGGCTTTTAAGTTTCAAACGAAGCTGCCCAAGCCCCCCACCCCGGCCGAGGCCGCCAATTATCACGCCTATATGCTCAAGCTGAAAAAGGACTATGAGAAAGTCAACGGCCTCACTTGTAGCGACAGCACCTTTGAGCATCTGCGCAGCACCGTTTCCTACTTCAATGAGCTTTACTCCGCCCAGGATGGCCTATCGCAGCTATCCGGCAAGACCGTTGACTGGTCGATCTACGGCAGCGGCGCTTTCACCCCCACCCAGGTCGGCTGGGACTACGTGAAACTGCTTTAAATGTCAGAGTAAATGTCATTGCGAGGAGCCCTTTTCCACTTTGTCATTGCGAGGCCGCCGAAGCGGCCGCGGCAATCTGTCCCGCAGCATCGAATCCAAAAACGTCATTGCGAGGAGTGAAGCGACGAAGCAATCTCAAATCACAGCGTCGCTTCCTCCTCATAAATACAAATGGAGGTGGCATTTTGCGCAAACCCAAAGACCCGCTTGTTGTAGCCCACAAGGACCGCGGCTGCAAAGCGTTTGCCGTGTGCCTTAAATGCCCTTTGCCCCGCTGTCGCATGGATCCCGTTCCCCGCGATGATACCGCTCTCAGCCCCTTATCCAGGGCAATTGAGATGGTCAAACTGCGTAATCAAAATTGGCTTATCCGGGAATTATCTGCCTGTTATAAAGTGTCGGAACGTACCGTTTACCGGGCATTGCGTTCACAAACCTCCGCTGAACTAAACCGTACTGCCGCGCCTTCCCCTGCACCCGCCGCAACGAATCCAAAAACGTCATTGCGAGGCCGCCGCAGCGGCCGCGGCAATCTGTCCCCCATAATCCTTACCGCCGCCCCTTCACCTGCGCCCGCCCCTAATGTCATTGCGAGCGAAGCGCGGCAATCTGTCCCGCCCCCAAAAACGTCATTGCGAGGCCGCCGCAGCGGCCGCGGCAATCTATCCCCCATAAAAGGAATAAACCATGCCTGATGATTTTAACCTGCTCCGCTTCCAATGCACAGAGTGCGGCTCTGCCTTAAATCTTGTCGCCGTTGACCGCACCGGCGCGCAGGCTATTGATATCGTATTCCTGTGCTATAACTGCCTGATTGATTCCGAAATCGTTACTGCCGATAAAGCTGTATTCACAAATGTTACAGGAGTTAAAGTTGCGCGCGCTTAGTGCCCCTTTCCTCGCCGAGCAGATTAAGGCCAGCCGCACCCCGCTGGTTAAACTCGAAGTCGCCTCTTATGGCCACCCAGCAGCTTCCGCTTCACTTCAGTGGAGCGATTATTTTTGGGAACGCCTCACCGCCGTGGGGGATTCCACTACTCTTGGCCTTAATCATGCCGTCGCCATCCCGTCCGATGGTTCTGTTTGCCGCGTTAAGGCCGAAACTTCAAAGGTCTATTTCCAGCGCGTCACTTCACCCGGTCCCTCAAGTAACTGGACGGCAGCCTGGACGAATCTTGGCTCTATCGCCGCCACCAGCAAGGTAGCCATCGCCGCCCGGGCCGCCGAAGTCATCGTATTTTCCGATGATGGCGTCAACCTCTTCCGCCGCCAGTCCGCCGATTCCGGAGCTACATGGGCTGCATGGGTCTCCATGGCCAATGCCCGCCCGGGCGAGCGCGGCATGGCAGCCGCCTGTAAATCCAATGGAGACCTCGCCTTAGTGCATGCCTCAGATTTCAATGACCCCACCAGCCTCTATATTCAAATTCGCGCCGGTGGCTCATGGAGTTCAGGCCTTGGTCAAATCGCCGGTGACTTCGAGATAATAGCCATCGCCCTCTACCATGACGGCGACTGGAATATCATCGCCACCCTCCTCGATGGCACCAATGTCCGCATCGCCAGGGGCATTTATGGCGATGGCGACCAGTATACCGCAGGTACCTGGAGCGGCTGGACATATGTAAATTCTTATAAAGCCGCCTTCACCACCACCGGCCAGACCCGCCTGCGCCTATGGAAAACCCAGGGACGCGGAAAATCCCAGCCCACCTATTACGAACGTGTCAGCGCCGTAACCGAAATGTCCGCCGCAGATCTTCTGGGCGTGGACGATCCCTTCATCACCTACCATGCTTCTCTTGGTGCTGTATTTTCATTCGCCAGGTCAAATTCCCCGTGGTTTTACCGCCTGAAATCAGGCACCGAATTCAAAGACTCCAACTGGAATAAAGCCTGGCCTCTCGATACCATCGCCACGCAAGGCCTCGCCCTGGCCTGCGATGGCACTTATCTTTATGCCAGCGCACCCAATCAGGTCTGGCGTACCTCTATCCCCGGTTCATGGACGCCCCCCATCCCGGGCGCCGGCGCCGGCACAAATTATGCCATTCCCAATGCACATGTGTTGGGGGTAAAAGAGCAGGTCGTAGCTCTTGCCCCCAGCAATTTACTTGTCACCCTGGACAATTCTAATGGTGATTATAATACCCTCGGCAGCGGTGCCGCCTCCGCTGTCGGAAAACTCAAACTTGGTGCCCAGGTCACTTTTTCATTAGGTTATTTCATTGGCTCAGATTTGCTGTCCGTTGCCGGCAAATACTATGTAGAAAATCTGGCCTATGCCCGCGCCCCGGGCTATTCCCACCTGCAAATTGAATGCACTGATGCTTTGGGCTTGTTGCATCGCTACGCTTTCAACCGCGCCGTGGAATGGAACGCCGGTGGAGATGTCACTTCCGCTTACGACATCGCTTCGCTTATCGTCCAGGCCGTCGGCGGGACCCTTACCTATGTTACCCGCAGCGCAGATATCACCGGTACCTATCCCCGCCTCACAGTCACCGCCGGAGAGAACGGCGCCGCCGTCCTCCGCCAGCTTCTATCCCTGGTGCCCGATGTCATCTTCTTCGTCGGCCTCACCGGCTATATCGTCTATCCTCAGGCCGCCGATGCCAGCACTTATACCTTGAGGTTCCCAACATGATTACCGTATTGTGAGAATGATTATGGAATTAGCTATTTATATTTCGATAACTACCTTCATCTTAGTAGTTGTCGGTTGGACAATCGAGCATTTTATCTTTATCAATGGTATTAAAAAAGATATGGCATCTGAGTTCACTTCAATAAGACAAGATTGTTCTGTGATCAATGGCCGTCTTATCAAGCTTGAAACGCAGATGGACTTGTGGTGGAATGCCATCCAGGATGCGGTAGTCAAAATCTTACATTCCCCGCATTCTCCAGAATTGGATTCCCTTCTTGAGAAACTGGAAATGTGCTCATTATCAGATGTGGAATTGAGAGAATTACGAAATTATCTGATTAATTTGGTTGATAACAAAGCTGATACTGCAATCGCAGCCGCGATTTTACTCGCAAATATTGCAGCTAATGAAAGGAGGTTAAAATGAATTGTCACGCCCCCCGCCCGCCCGCCCCGCCGGTACCCCCGCCATCCTTCCCGCTTCGCGATTTGTTTTCCCGGTGTCCCGTTTGCAGGGGAACCACCACCATGGATCATTTTTACATCAATTCCGTTTGGAGCCTCGGCTCTGTTTGCTGTACCTGCGATAGCAAATGGGACTTGAAAGGCAACCCCGTGCATCGCGGTGCCGTCGTTATCCTTCCCCATGTTGACCCCGTTCGCTTGCCCTGCGCCAACTTCGAAGGCTGTACAGGCCGCCGCCCCCGCGTTGGCCGCCCACCGGGGTCTTTTGATAAAGCCCCGCGAAAAAATTCTCGCCACATATTACCTATGTAAGGAGTATTAAATTGCGTTTATTTAAATTCATTAAGCTATTTTGTTCATTAGTATTCCGTGAAGTCGAACCAAAATCATGCGGCATCCCCGAACCTTACCGCATCAAAGGACGTATCTGGCCTCCGTTGGCCTGGCGCGTCGCTTGGGGTGCAGCAAAATGAATAAAGCGGCGCGTTTAGTTTGCCTTGCTGATGTGCCGGTAGAGAAACGGCGTCCTTTTTGCCATCACCGTTATTTCAAATTTAATAAAAATCTCAAATGTTCAAATTGCGAAAAAATTTGTTATTTCACACCAAAGGAGTCCTAAAATGAAAAATTATTTTGTCTGGTTCTGTGTTGCCTTCATCGTCGTCTGTGCCTGCATCGTCAGCTACCGCTACGGCCTCACCACCGGGCAGTCGGCTTGCCCCATCAAATACGCCGTCTGCGAAAATGGCACTTGCATCCTATCAGACGTGCCACCAGCGGTTTATTATCAAAATAAATAGGAATTATTCTAATTTTGAATTTGTTTAGGATTTAGAGTTTAGGATTTAGGATTTCTCCGAAGGAGTTTTATTGTGTGGAAAATCGACCAGGCCACTAAGACCGGCACCGCAACCGCCGCCTATGTCACCGCCCTCGACTGGCAGGTATCGGAGCTTGCCGCAAAAACCATCCTGCTGGAAAATACCCATGCCACTCTCACCTTGAAATATAAATTGCTGGCCTACGCGGTGTCGGAAGGCCTCGATATCCTACTGGTACCCGAAACTACCTTAGCCCCGGCAGAGGTCGCCGAATTTCACTATTCCAGCCAGTGGAACCGCTTAATCCTGCAGGTCATTGATGGCACCGGCCACGCCACCTACAACCTCGACTACTCCGGCCAGGGAGCATAATAATGGCTAATAAATCTTATAGTGAACTCGTTTCAGCCGTCGCCGCGGCCATGGCTTTCCTGCAGGGAGGGTCCCGAACGCTTGAAACCCTTGGCCTCGAGCTCGACACTAACCTCGACCTTGCCCAGGTGCGCACCATTTCCAGTCCTGTCACTCTCTCAGGTTCACTTCAGTATATTTATTCCAATACCCCGGGCACCCCATTCTATTTTTCAGGGGGCTTCGTCAGCCCGGCCACCGGTGCATGGGCTACAAGTGAATCCGTCACTGTTTCCCTTGAGGTCAAATTCGATGGCACTAACTGGCGCACTGTCTGGACAAAGGTTATCACCGCCGCCCCACCCCAGGTGGCCGTCGCCGTGCCGGCTGACGCCGATACCGCCCTGCTCAATATTCCCAAAGGATTCTACAACAACGGCGATGGTGTCCGTGTCGGAATTGTTCAATCCGTGGTAGGCGCCGGTTACCATACTTGGGCGCATAGTTTTGTTGATGCTGTTCGCAGCGCATAAAGGAGAATTATAATGGCTTTAACTCAAGCTCAGAAAACAGCAAAAGTCGTCACAGAAATGATCTCTGTCAAAGCGCGCTTCGCTTCGCTTGTTGCCCAGGCCGATGAACGCATTGCCGAGTATACTGCCATGATCGCCGTCTACCAGGCAGAAAAAGACAATGCCGCCATCGTCCTCGCGGAGATGGAAAAAGCCTATCCCACCCCTGTTGAAAAGGAGCCATAAATGAAATACAGCGCCCTGATGTTGGACTCCAGGCCTTCCCTCGATGTCGAGCCGTCCGCTACGCTTCTGCTCGACTCTTCCCGCCGCCATGCCAACGGCACCTTCGTAGGCAGCGGTAAACCGGATTGGATACGCCTGCCTTCCGGCCTGTGGGTCATGCGTTTCAACGGCAGTGATGCTTCCATCAGTTTCACAGATTCCGCCTATTTTGATAGTATTCTCATAGGCAGTTTCTCTTTCTGTTCCTGGCTTAATTTTCCCCAATTATCTGCTACGAGTATGTCCATATTCCGAAAACGAAGCGGTGCGAATGGTTACGCTTTCTATCATGATTCCAGTGCTTATATTTCTTTAGTTACTGGAAATGGCAGTGCTTCAGCTTTCACCGCCGCCACGACAGCCCTTAAAGCTGGCATCTGGCAGTTTTGGCTTATCACTTTAATTAAAATATCTCCATTTTATGCCTATATTTATTGCAATGGGGTTGATGTCACATCTTCCCATGGGGCTCATGCTTCCATAGCCATTCCCAACCTTGCCCTTTATCTCGGTTCAACGCAGGGCTCCGCTTCGTTTTTCCGCGGCGATATGGCACTTCCCCGCATCTGGAACCGCGCCCTCTCAACCACCGAAATCCTCGCAATATTCAATAATGAACGCGCCTGGTTTGGCGTTTGATAAGGAGCTTATATCATGGCTGCATCTGCTAAACTCTACGCGAATTTTCTCCACCTGCTTCTTGAAAATAAACTTGCCGGCGATATCCTATCCCAGACAATCAAAGTCGCCCTCTGCACTTCCACCTACACCCCTTCCCAGGCAAATCACGATTACTTCGACGACATCACCAATGAGGTCGCCAATGGAAACGGATACACCAGCGGCGGCGCAACCCTTGGCACGAAGACCTGCGCCGTCTCAAGCCTTGTCACCACCTTCGATGCAGCAGATACCGTTTGGACTGCCTCAACCATCACAGCGAGGTATGCCATCATCTACTACGCCAGCGGCAATGCCGCCACGTCGCTGCTTATCGGCTATGTGGACTTCGGCGCAGATCAAGTCAGCAGCAATGGCACCTTCCAGATAACCTGGAATGCCAGCGGCATATTCACCTTAACAGTAGCTTAACCATGGCCACATTACTTGGCAAAACCGATATCGGCGCCACCGATGGCGGAAACCTCGACTTCTCTATCTATTCCCGCTTCCAATGCGTCGCCGATGGCTATGTAGATACACTCAAATTCCGCATGGGTATTGACCATGGCACATGGCTGCGCCTCGCCATCTATTCAGATAATGCAGGAGCAGTAGAGCATGTCTTAGGTCAGGGCGCTGTCACCACCCTCACCGAAAATACTTGGCTCGAAGTTACCGGCCTCAGCGTAGCCGTGGTATCCGGAACCTATTATTGGCTCGCAGCCCGCCTCGATGGCTATTTCAAATGCGATGCCGGGCCCCGCGGCTATAAATCCTATACCGGAAACAACGCATTTACTGACCATCCAACCATCACCGGGTATGATAATAATGCCTCAATCTCCATGTATGCCACCGGTTCCCAGACCCTCAATGTCGACATCGCCGGTGCGTTGGCCACCGGTTCAGGCGACGCCCCTGTGCCAACCATTTCCGCAGACGTATCTGTAACCATCACCCCGCCTGTTGCATCATCTTCAGCATTAGCCCTCGCTCCCACCATTAGCATTAGCTCCAATGCTACTATTGCGGCTGTTGTCGCCGAGGGCAGCGGCGCAGCTCCAATCCCCATCATCAGCATATGGGGCGGAAGCGAAGTCCCACCATCCTGGGGCGATGGCCTCGCTTTGCCCCCCACCATCACCGCAGATGCCCAGATTACCGCCACCCTCGCGGAAGGCAGCGGCGAGGCCCCAGTAGCTGCTTTTTCCGCCGCTTCCGATATTGATGCTTCCACTGCAACCGCTGTTGGTGTATTCTTAAGAGCACAGGGTCCCAACGGGCATATTGTGATTGAAGCCATCTACTTTATCGAAGCTCCTGACGTAAACCGCGCCTACGTCATAGGAGCCGATGATTCCGGAGTAGAGGTTACCGGAACCGCCCAGGTCGCCGCAGACCTCGCACTCGTTGGCGAACGCCTCGAAGTCAAGCATGACCCCGCCATCCCCACCGCCGAAGTTGCCGCCGCAGTCGCTGCCGCCATCCTCGCCGCCGCCCGGCTGGATAGCAAGCGAGCGCATGCTGTAATCCCGCCTCATTGCGGTCTCGAATTGTGGGACGTCCTCACCATTATTGATGATGGAGCCAACCAGAGCACCACCTACCGCGCCAGCGGCTATATTCTGGATTACGACACCCGCCTGGCCATCTATCGCCACACCATCACCCTCTGCGCCCCCTGATCCCGCCCACACGTCATTGCGCGCCCCTTTTCCCATCGTCATTGCGAGCGAAGCGCGGCAATCTGTCCCGCCACCCTTGCCACTCCCTTGATACAGGTAAGGCTATCTTAAACTTACTGCGCTTTATTGGTTATAATGTACCGGGGGTATAGCGGATGAATAACAAAACATATTCCAACATTCAAATAATCATTTTGGTTTCACTGATTTTGGCTATGGTATTACTGGTGGTCCTGTTCTTCAACGTGAGCGACCGCATGACTGCCATCGAGCAAAAGCAGATTGTATTGGAACGCCATCTGGATGTGCTCAGGGAAGCTCAAATTAACATCCAGCCCCTGCGTAGCTATTTAGATCAGTAATCCTTAATCTCTGCCATCCAGTTTCAGTGGTTTAAGGCCAGAGTATCACACCGGGCTTGAGGTAAAGTTCTTCCATCCCCGCTTCTTTTAGGTCGGTTAGCCATAGCTTTAGCTTACTGCGCTGCGCCTTGGTCAGCCTGGAAAGGACGTGCGTAGTGCCTTTCTGCTTCATGGCCTGCTTGAGGGTATTTTTTCCCTTGGCAGTTAGGGTGATGCGGATGAGGCTCTTTCTCTCCATGTTCCTGGTCCTGTTGATCAGGCCGTGCTTTTCCATGCGC